TATTCTTTAAGGTCGTTTAATAATTGTTTCTTAAACTCTTTTAAATCGTTTTTCTTAAAATTAGGATTCTTAAAATATAAACTGGCTTTTTTGTTCTTTATCCAACCACTATGAATATCATTTGGATTTAAACCTTCTGCTTGTGCTTCTTGTTTTAACCTTCTATAATCATTTATAATTTGTGCTTCGTCTGTGTTGAGGCGGTAACGTGGATTACCTGAATCTTTCCACCTTTTTTTGTGTGATTTCATTTAACAATTTTGTTAAATATAATAAAAATAAATTATTTACTACTTTTTTGAGCTTGTGCCATAGTAAAAAGCAAAGATGTTTCCAATAACAACACCTTCAACCATACCCATTAAATGAACAAATAATTCATTATGTAAAACTTCTGGTATATATACAACTGCATAAACTACAAACATAAAACAAGATAAACCAACAACACCAGTAACATTCATCATCCAGTCATTACCACCAGCTTTAGTAATTTCAATCTCTCTTTTTCTTGCAGAATCTCTATCTGCTACTTCTAACTTGTATAGTTCTATAACTCTATTATGTAATTCTGCTTTTTCTTCTGGTGTTAAATCTGGGTCTTTAGAAATAATGTTTTTTAATATTCCCATAGTACCATTAGAAGGCAACACATCGCCAATAAGCTCTAATATTTTAGGTGCTTTCTCTTTTAATAATAAACCTATTTTAGTGTCTTTTAATTGTTTCATCCACTACAGCTTTCGCAAGTTTCATCGTCAATATTACAAGTTCTTTCTGGGACTGGTAAATTTTCCATTCTTTTAATTAAATCCTCTAAGTTAGTTTGATTTTTTTCCATTTATTTTATCCTTTGCTTTTTTTGATTTTGGTTTGAAAGATTTTGGTTGTAGCTCAAGGTACTCAATTTCCGCATTGAAAACTGGACATTGCTTCATAAATTCGTGTTTTTCTACTCCATCGCCATCTTTATCAGGTGAATAATCTCTATGGCCGTGTATACTTGCTTGTGGATAAATGTTTTTTAATACTTTTAGTATTTTAATTAATGATGCTTTTTGTGCTTCTGTTCTTGTATCTTTTGCTTTACCATTAGAATCTAAGCCACCAACATAAGAAATACCAATACTATCGCTGTTACCGTTTTTAACGTGTGCGCCAGCTCTTGATACTGGTCTACCAGCATTTATTTTACCTTCAATACCAATAATATAATGATAACCTATATCTGAAAAACCTCTGTTTAAATGCCATCTTTTTATAGTGGCTGGACTTACATTGTTACCTTCTTTGGTAGCTGTGCAATGTATTACAATCTTATTTACTTTTCTCATTATTTTTTCTATTTACTTTTTTTTTAGCACTATTTATTAAACGTGCTTCCATCTTAACAACCTTAACTCTTAGTTGAATATTTTCTTCAATAAGTAATTCAATCTTTGTTTCAAGCTGTGTAATTTTATTAGTAAGAATTTCAATTTGTTTAGTATATAAACTTTCTTCGCGTTCGTCTTTTTTAGCACCTATATCCATTTTCTTTTGGATAATTGCCCAAACTTCCTTCACTCCAAATGCTGATATAATACCAGCTAACGCTAATAATAAATTATGGTCATCCATTCTTACACTTTTTAAATTGTTCATTCTTCTGGCATTGGCTCACTCCAAGC